GAAAATGGAGTGAGACCAACACCAAGGTTCAGACGTCGGAAAACTTTTATCATGGCTGACTACAACAATGATGAGACAAAAAGGACTGAGAAAATGGCTAAGAACATTGCCGTGGCTCGGCAACGAATGGCAGAGCAGAAGCCACAGTACGACCCTGAGATGCAGTACACGAAGGGCGAGGGCCTATTAACCACGCTTAAAGGGTTAAAAGACATCAAGGATGACCCACTAAGGGCTAGTATATACAAGGATTTTAACAAAATGGTCAAGAGCCCGCCTCATTACGCGGACTCTGAGATCGAGTGCATTGACGCCATGAGGGCCTCAATGTCGAAAGAGGCATTTTCCGGGTACTGCAAGGGGAATGTCATGAAATACCTTTGGCGTTTTGAGAAAAAAGGCGAAGGGACCCAGGATTTAGAAAAGGCCAAGGTCTATTTAAACTGGCTAATCGATAACGAGACGGACTTGTATGAAAAACCTAACTAAAGCGGCTATTATTGGCGCAGGATTGTTTTTATCTACCAGCGTATCAGCCCACCCAGACGGGGCAACCCCGTATTTTTACCCTTCAACGTTTGTTTATGGATTCATAGAGGGCTGCTGGGAGACGATTGAGCAGTCACAATCTCCGATTACAAAGGATTTATGGCCTGCCCAGATCAAAGTAATCTGCGGCTGTGTCGTAGACGCCCTTAGACACTCTGTAGAGTTTTCTAAGATCAAAGACAATTACATGGACCCTGAAATACAGCTTATTGTCAACGCAACATTCCCAGTTTGTGTCCAAGAGCAGGACTTTTTAAGCCTCAATGAACAATGAATTAGTCGCTTTAGTCAAACGACTAAAAGAAGACCCGATTCTCTACTTTGAACACTGCCTAAAAATCCAAGAATTTGGGTCAGGGGAGTCGGTCCCGTTTAAATTAAATGAGGTGCAGCTAATTCTTCACAAGTTGATGGAGCGGCAGCTTAAAAAGGACAATCATGTGCGTATGGTGGTCCTAAAGGCCCGCCGATTCGGCGTCTCTACCTTCGTCCAGGGCCGTTATTTCCACCACACGGCCATGAATCACAACAAGGTGACCCATATCTGCACCCACTCCAAGGCGGCTACGGACGTCATGTTCGGAATGGCCCGGATGATGGAGCAGAACCTGCCAAAAGAGCTAAAGCCAGCGACAAAATACTCTGGTAAACGTGAATTGTTTTGGGGTAGTGAAGAGGGAGGATTAAATTCTCAGTATACACTGTCCACGGTCGGCGGACGTGAGGTCCGTGGCTCCAAGGTTGATTTTTTACACTGTAGTGAGGTCGCCTCCTGGGGAGACGGGGGCGAAGATTACTTGCTGGGGCTGCTGAACTGCGTGGTCCAGGGGTATGATACAGAGGCAGTTATCGAATCCACCGCTCAAGGTGTGGGCGGTATTTTCCATGACATGTTTTGGGACGCGTTCACTGGAGACTCCGGGTGGGAGGCAATCTTTTTTCCATGGTACATCTATACTCACTACCAACGGCCCTTTGAGGGAGCCGATCAACGAAAGCGATTTGAAGAGTCTCTTGGGACGGACCCGCGCTATGGTGGAGAAGAAGAGGCAAAGCTCCTCGGGCAGACCACCGAGTTTGACATTGGGGAAGAGGAGCCCCTGTCCTTCACAGTCACCCTAGAAAACCTCAACTGGCGCCGTAACTGTATCAAGACGCAGTGCCAGAACGACTTACAGAAGTTCCACCAGGAGTACCCGAGTAACGCCAGGCAGGCATTTGTCTCTACAGGACGGACGGTCTTCGACCGTGAGGTCTTAAACGAGATGGTCCTGGACTCAGAGTACAGGGTCAGGACACAACCGTCTCAAGGTTTTGCCATTCCGGTAAAGGCCTGGAAGGAGGGGCGCTCCAAAGAGAAGTATATCATCGAGTCGATGGAAGACGGTGAGCTCCAGGTATGGCAGAGGCCCATGAAGGGGCATGACTACCGGATCGGCGTGGACGTCAGTGAGGGGTTGGAGGTCGGCAGGGACACCGACTGGAGTGTGGCTGTTGTTTTAGACGCAACCTATTTTTCAGAGGTAGCAACACTCAGGATCAAGATAGACCCGGACCTGCTGGCCTGGCAGCTAACGTCGTTGGGGCGTTGGTATAACTGGGCACAGCTATTTGTTGAGAGAAATAACCATGGCCTCGTCACTCTGTCCTTTCTTAGGGACCTACACCTGTACCCGAATATGTACACAGAGAAGATCCTGGATGAACGGTCCTCAAGGACCGCTAGAAAGCTGGGATTTCATACGACTGTTAAGTCGAAACCGCTCATTATCGACTATTTAAAGGAGTTAATCCGTGAAAAAGAGTTAAAGGTCCACTCCCCGGTAATCCTGGACGAGCTACAGACATTTGTCTCAAAGTCCGACGGCAAAATGCAGGCACAGCCGGGGTCACACGACGACTGCGTGATGGCGCTTGCTATTGCGTGTTTTGGTTGTAAGTTATTTCCAGGTACTATGTTCCCAGATGGGGCAGCCCCTTTTAATCATAGGTACAGGCGTAAGCCTAATTTATCACTATACACCCCTCCAACATTATGACTGATAACATCATTAGTCTGGATGACAAAAGGTGGGAAAAGGAATTCAACAAAGACCTACAAGAGGCATTCGAGGAAGTAGTCGCGGTGCTTCACAATCACCTACCCCAAGAAGTAGGTTCTGTAGTCGGCAGGGCTATCGCCGTCACAATGCAAGACGTCGGCGACCGGATTCTGTCGTCGTTCGAAGACATGGAGCCAACTAAACCAAGTTGATTTTTTTATCAGGGACGCTTCTATTCTAATTAGAAATTTTTCCCTCCTTTCGTCCCATTAATGGCAGAAGAAAAAGTTACAGTTGAGGCAGAAGTAATTAGTGCGCCTTTGGATGACATGGCAAATGTTATCCACGAGAAGTTTGAGGATGCAAAGGAGTACCGACGCGACCACGAGGTTCACTGGCAAGAGGCTTACGATGCTTACAGAGCCAAATACCCTAGTCACATATCTAAGGCGAATGAACTGGCGAATGAGCGTGGCATATTCGTCAACCAGACACGCCGTAAGGTTAATTCTGCCAAAATTAAAATTGGGACGCTTCTATTCGAAGACGGCAGGATCCCTTTTTCGATTACACCCTCCAGGCGTCCCAGATATTTTCCCCCGGACATTGAAGCCCCGCCCGACAGACCGGACCTATTCCAGGACGCGATCATCGGCAGAGCGAAGGCGATGGAGGAGAGAGTACGGGACCTGTTGGACCGAACCAACTACAACCAGGAGATTCAGCACGCTATTCACGAGATGTCTCTCTACGGTTCGGGAGTCACTAAAGGAATTACACTGGAGAATAAGAATTTTCCAGTATTCGAGTCAGTACAGACTCCAGATAACTACCTGGAGGTTGAGACAAGGCTGGAGGAGGAGTTGGTCCCGACTGTTAGGTATGTCTCGATCTGGAATGTCTTTCCTTCACCTGAAGCTACGAGCGCTGAAGATGCAGACTATGTTATCCAACGTACCTTTCTCAGTCCGATACAGCTACGAGAGTTGGCGAAGAAGCAAGAGGGTTTCATCCCTGGAGCGATTGAAGAGGTCATCGAAAACAACATCGGAGAAACCTCAGGCTGGGACCAAAGCGAGCACCCGAGGAAGTACGAAGAGAGCCAGTCCAACAGAGTAAAAAGAATTGAGGTCCTGGAGTTCTGGGGCCGACTGGACGGTAAAGACCTGTCGGGGCACCTGCCTCAAGGTATCGAGGAGATGCCGGACTCAATGGACGTTGTCGTTACAGTCATCGGGAACAAGGTCGTCAAGATCGCAGAGAACCCGTTCGACGGACTGATGCCTTTTCACTTTTGCTACTGGCAGAAGAACCCGGAGAGCATCTGGGGAGACGGCATTTACTATGCCATTAGAGACTCCCAGGCGATCCTAAACTTCTGCTACGCGATGATGGTTGAGGGCAAGAGCCTGTCTGCTGCCCCATTAACGGTCATCGACCCGAACTCGTTTGAGCCCGGCACTGACACAGAGCAGGTTTATCCTGGTAAGCAATTCAGGGTAAAGCCCGGTGCCAGTGTGCGTGACGCTTTTCAGTCGATAGTAATCCCGGACGTGACCAACGGCTTGCTGCAAATTGTTCAGCAACTAGAGCGAGAAGCGGACTTAGATAGTGGCCAGACGGCCATTGGTTATGGAGACATGAGCCCCTCCCAGACAAAGACGGCGACGGGAATGTCCATATTGAATAGTAACGCCAACCGCCAGACCAGTGACGTCGTCAGGTCGGTGAGTTACATGATCACCAAGAATATACAGGCCATTTATCGCTGGCTGATGGTCGACTCACCAGACCCATCGATCAAGGGAGACTACGAAGCGATAAGCACTGGCTACGAGCAGTACGTCGCGAAAGAAGTACACAACACCCAGCTAATCAACTTTTTACAGGTAGCAGGGCAGTTGCCTCAGTTTGCCACATACATCAAACAAGAGGCGTTTGCGAGGCCGCTCCTCAGGGCGTTTAACCTTGACCCCGAGAAGATGCTGAAGACCGAAGAGCAGGTCCTAGAAGAACAGCAGGCGGCTGCACAGGCACAACAACAGGCGATTCAGCAACAGGCCCAGATGCAGGCTCAGATGGTACAGATGCAGGAGCAGGCAAAGGCCCAGGCAGAGGCGATGGTCGAGAAAGAGAAGGCCCTACTGGATGAAAAACAGAAGGCCTCTGAGGACCAACGAAAACTAGAGATCGGGGAGCGTCTTGCACTAATACAACAGGGCAACGTCCTGAACCCGGTCGACCTACAACAAATAAGTCTATTACTACGGGAGGAGCAGTTCGACGCTCAGCAGCAGGTACAGCAACAGCAAATGGCACAAGAGCAACAGGCTATAGCCGCTGAGGACCAACGTCATAACCAGGTACGCCAGGACACCATGGCCCGGATGGGTCAGGTCGCAGATCAGATGCGTCAACGTGGACAGGAGAGGATGCAGGGTGGCCCTGAGGCAGACCAAGTATTGAGAGAGCAACAAGAAGAGAATGCCGTCGCAGCATGACCAGATTCTTCTAAATGAACTGAAGAATAGTCCGGGGTATCAAACCCTGGTGGCATCCATAGAAAAGAAGAAGGAAGAACAGCTAGACCAGGTTGTGGTTTCACAGTTGTTCGACCAGAAATCTGTTGGCCGTCACAACGTGGCGGTGGGTAAGATCCAGGCCTATAAAGAGGTCCTGGAGTTATTACAGGCATAATCCGAGTCGTATCGGGACATCATGCCGGTGAAATTATAGAAAAAGGAGCAAATGGCAGAAGAGCAGCAAGCTCCGGCCCAGGATGAACCTGGTACTCCGGAACCGACTGACGAAGAAATTTGGGAAGAAATACCTGAGGAGAGTGAACACGAAAATATAGCAACGGCACCCCCTGAACCGGGACCGGAAGCTGATCAAGTAGAGGAAGCAGAGGCAGAACCCGAACCTGAGCCTGAGCCTGAAGAGGTAGAGGCAGAAGGCGAGGAAGAGCCCGAAGAAGACCCTCAGCCGGAACATGACTACGAGAAGCGCTACAAGGACTTAGAACGAGAGTTTCATAAACGGAACGAAGAATCTGCAAGGATGAAGGAGGAGCTAAACGACATACGTCTAAAGGCTCTTGAGGCACAGCAGGAAGGTAAGCAGGACGAGCCAGAGTTTGAAGAGCCAGACTCTATTTATTCCGATGAAGATCGGGAGACGATGGAAGAGTTCAGCGAACTGACCGGCACGTTCAGAAAGATGATCCAGGAGGAAATGGCAAAGGCTGGTAAAGAGCCCGAGGCCAATGAACGACTGGAGAAACTGGAGAACGCTTACAACCAATATACTTACGAGAGGTTCCTACAGAGCCATGAAAATTCCATGGTCGATCAGGTGGGATCCTTTTATAAGGACCTGGATAAGGACGCAGACTTTCAGACGTTTGTTTTAGCCAGCCCGGCCTTAACGAACATGATGACTAAGTCGGCAGATCCGAACGACCACGCTTCGGTCAT